TCGACAGACTTTTGATGAAAGTTTTGTTGCAACAACTAACTACCCACCTTACAATATCGTAAAAACTTCTGATGAGAAGTATGCTATTGAGATCGCCATCGCTGGTTTCTCAAAGAAAGATATTGAAATCGAGACTAAGGAAAACACTCTTGTTATCAAAACAATTGATAAGAAGGATGATGAAGAGGACAAAACAGAATATCTACACAAAGGTATTTCTGCTCGTTCATTCAAGCGTTCTTTTAATCTCGCTGACGATGTGGTGGTTAAAGGTGCGACCTTTGAAAATGGGTTGCTAATCATTGACCTTGAGAGAATCGTTCCAGAGGAAAAGAAACCTCGTAAGATTGCTATCAAGTAATTGATTTGGGAGTAGGGGAAAAATCTCTTGACAATTCCCCTACTTTTTGTTAATATAAACAAATCACACATAAAGTGTGAATTTTTTGAAATGGAGACATTATGGCTAGAAAAGCACTGACTAAAAAAGAGAAAGTCCTACGACTTCTTAACACAGGTAAAAATGTTACCTGGCAAACAATCAGAGACAAGACTGATTTGAAATCGCCAAGAGCGATGATTGATACCCTAAGAAATGAAGGTAACTGTATCTATGTAAACAAATACAAAGGACAGACTGCCTACAGAATGGGTGAACCATCTCGTGGCGTGATTGCTGCTGGTTTGAAAGCATTGTCTGGTTCAGACTATTCTTACGCAAACTAAATCAAAAAATTAGTGGGGGCTCTGCCCCCACTCTACTTAACTTATAGGATGTAACTGGTGAAAAAGATTGACTACAAATATTCAGAAGATAGAATTCTGAACGAACTACAATCGTATATTGATAGCACATATCAAGCACACTATTCCCAAAACAAATTTCAAGCAACAGAATTCATCATGGACAGTGGACATGGTGAAGGATTCTGCATCGGGAATATTTTGAAGTATTCTCAACGCTATGGAAAAAAGGACGGCAAGAACAGAAATGACTTGCTAAAAGTGATCCATTATGGTATAATGGCACTTCATAATCATGATACAATGGAGAAAAACTGATGAAACTTAGTAATGATACAAGAGATGTTCTCAAGAACTTCTCAACCATTAACCAGAACCTTCTGGTAAAAAATGGTTCGGTGATAAACACAATGTCTGCAATGAAGAACATTGTGGCAAAGGCAACTGTGCCTGATTCTTTCAATAACGAGTTCGCAATCTACGATTTGAACGAATTCCTTTCTGCACTATCTCTATTCAAAGACCCATCTCTGGACTTTGATGATAAGGCAGTAAAACTAAAAGAAGAGGGTGGTGGTAGTTCTCTGAACTATTTCTTCAGCGACCCTTCAATTGTAACTGCACCTAAAACAGAAATCACAATGCCTTCTGTTGATGTAGAGTTTACATTTACACAAGAAACATTCAATGCAATTCAAAAAGCATCTGCTGTTCTTGGTGTTCCAGATGTAGTTCTTAAAGGAACTGCTGGTGGTGATATCAATCTAACTGTTACTGACAGAAAGAACGATACATCAAATGACTTTGCAATCAAAGTTGGTGATAATGCAACATCTGATTTCACATATTTCTTTAAGGTAGAAAACCTAAAACTCCTTGCTGGTAACTACAAGGTTGAAGTTTCTTCTAAAGGTATTTCGCATTTTGTAAATACGAATAAACCAGTTGAATACTTTATTGCTCTCGAAGCAGCCTAAACCAGAAGGGATATATTATGAATGATGTGATACTATGGGTGGAGAAATATCGCCCATCTAAAATTAGTGAGACTGTTCTCACAGATGATCTTAAAACAACTTTCCAGACCTTTGTGAATGAGGGTTACATTCCTAACCTACTATTGAGTGGTGGGCCTGGCGTGGGTAAAACCACAGTTGCTAAAGCAATGCTTGAGGAACTTGGTGCCACATATATGATGATAAACGGTTCTGAGGAGTCGGGTATTGATGTTCTGCGAAATAAAATAAAGAACTTTGCGTCTACAGTCTCTATGGATGGTAAACGCAAATTCGTTATCCTTGATGAGGCAGATTACTTAAATCCTCAGTCTACACAACCAGCGTTGCGTGGGTTTATTGAGGAGTTCCACAAGAATTGTGGATTTATTCTTACCTGTAACTTCAAGAACCGTATCATCGAACCTCTACACAGTCGATGTTCTGTAATAGAGTTTAAGATTCCTTCTAATGACAAACCTAAACTTGCTGGTGAATTCTTCAAGCGTGTTCAAGACATTCTAAAAGAAGAAGGTGTTCAGTATCAACCGAAAGTTGTTCAAGAACTTGTCATTAAACACTTTCCAGATTGGAGAAGAGTTCTAAACGAACTACAAAGATATTCTGCATCTGGAATGATTGATGCTGGTATTCTGGTAAACATTTCAGAATCCAACATGAAGGATTTGGTTACTCATCTTAAAAACAAAGATTTTAAAGATGGTGTTCGTAAATGGGTTGCAAACAACCTAGACAATGATCCTTCTCGTATGTATCGTAAGATTTATGATATTCTATATGAAGAAGTTGATTCTTCAACTGTGCCACATCTTGTTCTCGCAACAGCAGACTATTCTTACAAATCTGCTTTCGTTGCTGACCAAGAAATCAATATGCTTGCATATATGATTGAGATTATGTCACAGGTGAAGTTCAAATGAGTTACGAACTAAAAGAATATCTTAATTCAATCAATGTAACAAAACAAAATCTCATGGAGAGTGATGATCCTCTATGGGAAAAGAAATATTCACCATACATTGTGAATAAATGTCTCGCACCATTCAATGATACAATTGGATTGGTGAATGAGATGAATATGCGTCACCACCTCGACAACAAACTACAATACGACTTTTTACTAAATAGTATCAGATCTATGAAACGATTTGCGCCATGGGTGAAGGCGAAGAAGTTGACAGATTTAGAGTATGTAAAAGAGTATTATGGTTATAGTAATGAAAAGGCCAAGAGTGCTCTTGCTATACTTGATAATGAACAGATAACCACTATTAAAAATAGTTTGAATAAAGGTGGAAGAAAATGAATGAAATTGCGTGGCAGCCTGAGAGCATGCTAGAAATAAAACTAAAAGAACCAGATGATTTTTTGAAGGTTCGTGAGACCTTGTCTCGTATCGGAGTTGCTTCTCGTAAGGAGAGGAAACTCTATCAATCCTGTCATATCCTACATAAACAAGGCAGATACTACATTGTGCATTTCAAAGAGTTGTTTGCACTAGACGGCAAAGACACAAACATTACAGAAAATGATGTGTCTCGTAGAAACTCTATTGCCAACTTGTTGGGTGATTGGGGGTTAATTGAAATCTTAGGAAGTGCAGAACCAAAAGCACCTCTATCACAGATTAAAGTTATTTCCTTCAAAGAAAAGGGTGAATGGACATTGGAAACAAAATATAATATTGGTAAAAAGAGAGTAGAATAACTTGGCACAATCTTTTTCAAACTTTATCACAGAAGAGAAGAAACAGAAACCTTATGAACTAGTAGTGTTTAACCATCATGGGGAAACTATTAGAGACATTGATAAGGAAGAAGGTCTGACTGATAACGATAAAGTTATCATGGCATCAGCAAAAGAAGCAGGCATTAAATTGCATATGGTGGATTTTGTTGGTGGTTATGTATCCGAAAAAGGTGGGAAGAAATTTCTACACTCTTTCCCAATTGATAAAGATGGTTTGGTAATGCCTGATAAGGGTGAACCAAAGTATCAAAAACCTATTGAATTAGACCCCGAAAATACACTAATAATGCCTAGAGGTTTGGGAACACTAGGATTTACAAGTAGTAGATATTGGTGTGATATGATTAAAGATTTAGAACTAGATGGTTACACAACAGTTCCTTCAATTGAATGTTGGGATAATTGTTCTAGTAAATATTTGACAGATATTCTATGTAGGAAAGCTGGACTAAGGACTCCTAAGACTGTTGCTATCTCGCATTCAGAAGATGCAGAAAGAGCAGTAAAAGAACTTGGTGGTAAGTTTCCTATTATTTTAAAATCCTCTACAGGAACACAAACAGGTGTAGGTGTTGTCATTGTTGAAAGTATGCGTTCTCTAAATGCATATATCCAAATGATAATGTTGTATAACAAATACCTACCTATAATTATTCAAGAATATATACCACTAGAATACGATATTCGTATTATGGTGATGGACGGTAAAGTTCTTGGTGCGATGAAGAGAAATGTAATCCAAGACGATAATGATTTCCGAAGTAATGTCTCGTTAGGCGCTGAAGCAGAACAGATTGATATTACAGAAATGGAAGAGAAAGATGCCATCGCTGCTGCTAATGCAGTAGGTGGCAGATTAGTTGGCGTTGATGTAATACCAGCAAAAGACAGAGAAAAAGAAAATCCAATCATACTTGAAGTAAACAGTATGCCAGGATTCAGTGGTATTGAAAAAGTCAATAAAAGTGAAGGCAGTTTAGTAACTGAAATACTAAACCATTTTAAAAATCGTGACAACTGGAACAGAAAGGAAAGTGAATGATGATGGGTAATCCTTTAATCTCAGCACTAAGAAAACATGCAGAAGGACATATTGCAAAACATAAAGCAAATGTTCAAGTATATCTCAAGAACCCTGCCGGTATCGGTGAACATTCAGACATTGTTGAATCAATGGAAAAAGAAATTCTAGAGATTGCAAAATACCAAGATGTTATCGACATGATCGATCAACATTTCGCAGAAGAAGAGAATCTACCTCTTTTTTCTTGACAATAAAGTAAAACGGTGATATATTTACATAATGAGATTTTACACACATGTCGCCCAATGGGGCAATCAATTACTTGTTCGTGCCGTAGAGAATGGTGTTCGTAGAAACTTCAAAGTAAAATACGAACCCACTCTTTATGTGCCGGTTCAAAAACCTACTGGTTGGACTACTCTTGAGGGCAAGAATGTAAATCCAATGAAGTTCCTCTCTATCAAAGAGGCAAAAGAATTCGTAGAACAATACGAAAGTCAACCACACCTCGTGTATGGTATGACACAATTCCCTTACACTTATATCGCAGAAAAGTATCACGGACAGATTCAGTTCGATAGTTCGCATATGCG